AATTCCTGCTTCTTACCATTTACGTCAACGAAAGACCTCCAGTACTCATTCTTCTTAGCCTTGGGTGTGGGGGTCTTGGCCTTGGCCTTGGCCTTGGCCTCCTTCGCTCGCTCAGCAGTGGTTGCAATATATCCAAAAGAGGGTGTCTTACCCTTGATCCTATCGTTCACATACTCCCTCCTATTGTTGATCATACCCATATGGCGGTTGTGAGCGGCGGGAGGCATGACGTAGTTTGGTATTTCCTTGAAGGTTATTCCAAACGTTTCTTTGTACCTCTTGTTCCACTCCTTCCCGGCCTCCTCGGGTGTGGGGGTCTTGGCCTTGGTCTTTTCCCTCTCAGCCTTGTTCTTAGCCAGAGCCTTCTCATACGGAATGAGTCTCGTATACTCACGATTCTTACCGTTTACGTCAGTGAAAATGAACTTCTTCTTAGCCTTGGGTGTGGGGGTCTTTTCCCTCTCAGCCTTGTTCTTAGCCAAAGCCCTATCGTATGCAAACTTCCTGACAAATTCACGCTTCTTACCCTTTACATTGACGAAAGAGAACTTCTCCTTGAGACGAACGGGTGTGGGTGTCTTACCCTTGGTAGCCTTAATTTCCTTGACTCTGGCATTTAGCTTATTCGCAGCCTTCTTCCTCCCACTTTCAATCTTCGCTGCATATTCCATAATATTGGAAGGAGACATCACACCATAGGGTGCGTTAGCCTTGGGGCTTGGACTGGCTGGTTGAATCTCAGGGACTGGGTTGGGGCGCGCAACACCAGGTCTCCTCCGCGGCACCGGTTTGGCTTTGGGCTTAGCTAATATAGCCGCAGCCCTCTTAATCGCACTGTTCCTCTTCTTCTTTCTTTCCGTAGTTGAGAGTTTGGGGCTGGGAGTCTTGGTCTTAGCCTTGGGTGTCTTAACCTTGACGGGAGTCTTGGGCTTAGGCTTAGGCTTGGGAGCGATCATTTTGAGAGCCTCCGCAACAGTCTTTGGTCTATTCGCCGGCGTCGTCGCCGCAGTTAAGAATGGGTGCGTCAAAATAGTTTTGAATGTGGGGAGGTTTGCTCGGAGGGCGACGTGGTAATCTGAGAGTAGATATCCCTGGCTAGTGAATTTTCCGTTAAACTCGAGGAACTCTTTGTTCGGTATGAGCTCTTCGATGAAATTTTTAATAGCTCGCTCCTTAGCATTTTCTGGCTGTCTCACCTTAACATAAATGATATACAAGAACCTATGAATATCATAGTAAATCGTACCTGGACCTATTCCATGTCCGTATATACCCGCACCCTCATATCCACCGTCAGCCGTTTCTGGGTTTGGCATACGCCTGGACCAGTATGATAAACCAAAATCAATGATAGTCGCTTTAACACCAGCGTTTGTACGCTTATACTTTTTGATATCAGGTGAACCGAGACGACTCCTAAAAGATCCACCAGGGTCGTTCCGAATTACTTTACGACCGAGGTCAACTTTCCAAGTGTATGGGGTCTTGAGAGCATCCGGGTTAACCATAACATTATTCCCATGTAAATCACGGTGACGGAAGTCTGGAAATTTTTGGTTAATTCGGTAGAGATTATCAAAAACCTGTGTGATGACAGACTTTATCGCATCAAGAGATGGGTTGGTTTGCCACCATGAATGAAACGACGTACCATTAAGAAGTTCCATATAAAGAATATCCTTGGGTTTGACGCGTCGCGATGGCTGGACAAAATTACCCATTTTGGAACCAGGTTTCCCCCCTTTGCGTATTCTTTGGGGTTCTTTATCTTGGATGGGGCACTTCTTAAAGAGGTACATCTCAGGAACCGCAAACTCCTTCAAATTTTCAGCAACCTTGAATTCAAACTCAAATGCACCATCAGTACTTTCAGATGTATCTATCTCTTTGTAGGCGACATATCTACGACCGTTATCATTGATACTTCCACGATACATCTTACCAAATTTACCTTCACTTATAGGCCTACCCTTACCAGTGCGAAGGGTGGGTGAGTTGTAACTAGGAACTTTCAAAAAGTGTTCTGGGATACAAGCTTTCTCACCTTTGAGTAATTTTTTCAAGTTACTCTCGATAGACATGCTTATATAATGTTAAGATTTTTTTACCTAAGTTAGAGTTTAAACTTGCTCATTAGTAAAATGAAGTTTTATCCCGATGAAGAAGAAAACCCCGAGTATTGGTGGGACGTTGAACTGGATGATGTGCGCCACGAAGTTTATAGTATAGAAAAAGACGAGGATGATCCATATAATCAATATAGAGAGTGGGAAGGTAAAATTTCGAGAGAAAACAAAGTTGTATCTTTCAGGTTTGTTCATCATTACATGATTGATGGTGACGCGGAACTGGAAGGAGACTTTCCAGAAGATCTATATGATACTCTCTTTGAATTTCTTGTTAAGGAACTTATCGAAGATTACGATAGTTCCTGTGAAACCTAAGTTAGAGAATAGATTTGTTATAAAATAAAAAAAATCATGGAGAGCGTTGAGAAACTCACGCATATCGAACACGTTTTAAAGCGACCAGACTCCTATGTCGGTCCAACTGATTTAAGTTCGGAATCTTATTGGGTTCTTAACGGTCAGAAATTTGAAAAGAAGAGTACCAAATATTCACCTGGTTTACTCAAGATTTTTGATGAGATCCTCGTCAATGCCATCGATCGCAACTCACTCCATCCTAAAAATACCAGCTCAATAGCTGTATCTATAGATAAAGTATCAGGTTCTGTCTGTATTGAAAACAATGGTCCACTGGGTGGAATCTCTGTTAAAATGCACGAAAAAGAAGGAATCTGGAATCCCGAACTCGTGTTCGGACACCTTCTCACGAGTACAAATTACGATGATAATCAAAAGAGGATTGTCGGAGGTAGGAATGGTTACGGAGCCAAGCTCACGAACATTTACTCTTCAGAGTTCTCAATCATCGTAAAAGACCACGAAACAAAACAGACGTACACACAAAAGTGGTCAGATAACATGTCAGTGTGTGAACCTCCAAAAATCAAAAAACATTCAGGTGCCACATCATCCGTGTCCATCACATTCATCCCTGACTGGAAACGGTTTGGGATGACCAAGATGGATTTCAACATCTACAAAATCTTCGAAAAGCGTGTATGGGATGCTAATATCTGCACGACACCCAACTGCAAAGTCAAGTTTAATAATGAACTTCTCCCCAAACAAAGCTTTGAGGCCTACGCCAAGATGCACGAAGGTGTAGAGAATGTACACTGCGCGACAACCGATCGCTGGTCTGTCTGTATCGGTCCATCCGAAGATGGTATGCAACAGGTATCATTTGTAAACGGTATCTGCACCAGTAAGGGTGGTACCCACGTTGACCACACCGCTTCACTAGTCGCTGCAGGTATCATTGAAGAGATGGCAAAAAAAATTAAGCTCAAACCTCAACAGGTCAAAAACACCCTTTCTATCTTTGTGAAAGCAACCCTCGAGAACCCAACCTTCTCGAGTCAGGTCAAGTCTGAGTGTACACTCAAGGCACAAGACTTTGGCTCCAAGTTTGAGATGCCTAAAACCTTCGTAAAAAACGTCTTGAAGACGGGCGTTTCGGATGAACTCACAGCCTTATCAAAGTTCAAGGAAATGAAGGAACTCGCAAAAACCGATGGTGGGGCTCGCAAGAGTAAAATTACCGGCATTCCCAAACTCGACGACGCAAACAAGGCTGGTACGGTTCAATCTGGAAAGTGTACACTCATAGTCACAGAGGGCGACTCAGCAAAGACTCTCGCTGTCGCCGGTCTTTCTGTGGTGGGAAGAGATCACTACGGGGTCTTCCCTCTCCGGGGGAAATGTAAAAACGTGCGCGATGCCTCTGTGGCGCAGCTGACAGGGAACCAGGAATTCAATGATCTCAAGAAGATCTTGGGTCTCCAGCAAGGCAAGGAATACACAGATGTTTCTGAGCTTCGATACGGACGTTTGATGATCATGACTGACGCGGATAACGATGGCTCACATATCAAGGGTCTAATTCTCAATATGATTCATGCGTTTTGGCCCAGTCTCCTCAAATTGGGATTCGTCGTATCGATGGTCACACCCATCATCAAGGCTTCTAGGGGTAATCAAAGTAAATCCTTCTATACAGACTCCGCATTTCGTACATGGTATGGAAATGGACAATCTGGTTGGCGTATCAAGTACTACAAGGGTTTGGGTACCTCAACTTCTGCGGAGGCTAGGGAGTACTTCAAGACGATTGAAGATCTCACAGTCAAGTTTGATACAGATGTGATGACAGATGATTCCGTGATACTCGCGTTCGATAAAAAGAAGGCTGATGATCGAAAGATTTGGCTTCTTGAAAGTACCGCAAAAGACCCCAAGGAGTTAGAGGTTCCTTATGGTAAGATAAAGCAGCTGGAAATTGCCGACTTTATTCACAAGGACCTGGTAAACTTCTCACTGGCGGATTTGAAACGTTCCATCGCACACGTCTGTGATGGACTCAAACCATCTCAACGAAAGGTTATGTATTCATGTTTTCAAAAGAATTTGACCGCTGAGATGAAGGTTGCACAATTGGCCGCCTTTGTAGCGGAAAAGAGTGCCTACCATCACGGTGAAGTTTCTCTCGCTGATACAATTGTAAAATTGGCGAATGATTACACGGGATCCAACAATATCAATCTTCTCGAACCCTGTGGTCAGTTTGGAACACGACTTATGGGTGGGAAAGATGCCTCACAAACCAGGTACATCTTCACACGATTGACAACTGAGGCTCGTAAGCTTTTCGACCCCAAAGATGACGCCATTCTTAATTATTTGGATGATGATGGACGGTCTATTGAACCCGATTTCTATATGCCTACTCTACCTATGATTTTGGTCAATGGAAGTGAGGGTATTGGTACTGGTTTCAGTTGCTACGTACCACCGTTTAACCCAGAAGATATCAAGGCAAATATTTTGAATTTCACAAATGGTAGAGATATGAAAAAAATGAAACCATGGTTTCGAGGGTTTAAGGGGTCTATCTTAGAACAGGATGATGATTCGTGGATCGCGCAAGGTGTATGGAAAAGTATTGGGAGGACGGTCAAGGTAACAGATCTCCCCCCGGGTCGATGGACCCAAGATTATAAGGAACATCTCGATACCCTCGTTGAAAAGAAAATCATCAGTGGTTTCACAAATAACAGTACAACTGAGAATGTCGATTTTATCATACAAGATTATAACGGTAAAGACGCTGTCAAGGATCTCAAACTGCAAAAGACTATCAGATGCTCAAATATGCATTTGTTTCATCCCACAAAGGGTATCTGTAAATACGATTCACCTGGGCAAATTTTGGTTGATTTTATTAAACTTCGTATGGAGTATTACAAGAAACGTAAGGCACATCTCATCGACACGACCAAGAAGAAGGCTGAACTCTGTTCTCATCGAGCGCGCTTTGTTAAGATGGTAATCGATGGTGATATAGTTGTATTTAAACGGAAAAAGCAAGATCTAGAAAATGAAATCAGTCGAGTGTTTCCGATGGTTGACAATTCGTACGATTACCTGCTACACATTAAGACCATCGAATACACGGAAGAGAGAGTGAAAGCGTTATTCGGTGAATGGAACAAACTCAGAGAAGAAGTTTGTTTAATTGAAGCTACTGGTTATTTTGAAATGTGGGAAACTGATATTAAAAAATTGTAGACAATAGATAAGTATGGACGTGCAGGGACCCGATCCAGGCGCCACCCTATCTCTCAATGCTATTGGGAAACAGGATACGTACCTACTAAATGATGATCCTAGATATTCACCTTTTAAATATTCATACGATAGACATTCAAATTTTACAAAGTTTCATAGATCGACTACCATTTCTAAACCTAACGACGCGCAAAGTAATTGGCCTTTCGGTGAATCTATAAAGGTCACGTTAAACCCTCGTAATATGGGAGATCTTTTGAGTAATATGTATATTTCTGTTAAATTTCCCGGATTAGCGAGTGGTAGTTTTTGGTTGGTAGATCAATTAGGGAGACATTTAATTAAATCTGTTGTAATGCGTGTAGACGAGTTGGAAGTCGAGACGTATTATGACGATTGGGGTATTATTTATGATCAGATGTATTTAGACGCATCTGAAAAACGTACAAAACGTTTTCTTATAAATAGAAATCTTGCCGAAGATACGTCCATATTAAACCATGACGCACTTGATCGGAAAGATTCGGATATATCA